AGTTTGTCCAATCCTCAGCGAAGTGCGTGGTTGGTTTAAAGACAAAGCACTAGAAGAAATGGGTCGTAAGTATTGGAAGAAACGTAGTTACATTTTCCAAGGATTTATTGTGGAAGATCCGTTGAAAGAAGATACAACACCAGATAATCCTATTCGTAGATTTATCATTGGTCCTCAAATCTATCAAATCATCCGTAGTGCATTGATGGATCCTGAGTTGGAAGAATTGCCAACAGACTTCATGCGTGGCGTAGACTTCCGTATCGCTAAAACAAGCAAAGGTGGCTTTGCTGACTATTCTACATCAAAGTGGAGCCGTCGTGAACGTGCTATTGCTGATGCAGACAAGGCAGCTATTGAAGCTCACGGTTTGTTTAACCTAAGCGATTTCCTACCTAAGAAGCCAACTGATGTTGAGCTCAAGGTAATGAAAGAAATGTTTGAAGCGTCAGTAGACGGTGAAGCATATGACATGGATCGTTGGGGTCAATACTTTAAGCCAGCTGGTATGGGCCAGGCTACAGGTGATCCTAATAAAGCCACAAGTCGTGCAGCCGCTCCTACACCTGCTCCTGCCCCAGCAGTAGATGAGGAAGATGCTCCGTTTGATACAGCACCAGTGGCTCAGGCCGCCCCGGCTGCTGCTCCTGCAGGTGACGCAGGTGCTAGTCGTGCCCAAGATATCTTGGCTATGATTCGCAATCGTAACAAACAGTAAACGCCAATAGAGTACGAGCCCTTGCTCGTACTCTCTTTCATTGTAGGAGAATAATAATGGCAAGAGTACAAAAAATTAACGAGAACTTCTCTCTGAGTTTTAACAGTAGAGAAGATCAGACAGGCGACACAGTAGCAGACATTGATGTTAGATTTGACAACCCCAAGGATGATTCTGTTATAATTAACAGACTAAACACTTGGCTTATAGCAATTGGTCGTACTGACATTGTTGTAAGTCCAAAGAAACTACCAAAGGGTGAATAATGGCAAAAGCATTTGATATTAGTAAATTTAGAAAGTCAATCACTAAGAGCATCGAAGGACTTAGTATTGGCTTTAACGATCCTACAGACTGGGTTTCAACAAATAACTTTGCATTGAACTATCTTATCAGCGGAGACTTTAAGAAAGGTATCCCACTAGGCAAGGTAACAGTATTTGCAGGTGAGAGCGGTGCAGGTAAATCGTTTATCTGTTCAGGCAATCTAGTAGCCAATGCACAGAAGGCAGGTATTTTTCCAATCTTAATTGACACAGAAAATGCACTTGACGAAGCATGGTTACACGCACTCGACGTTGATACAAATCCAGACAAGTTATTAAAACTTAACATGGCTATGATTGATGATGTAGCAAAGACTATTACAGAATTTGTTGCAGAATATAAAACAATGCCTGAAGACGAGCGTCCTAAAGTATTATTCATCATTGACAGTTTAGGTATGTTGTTAACTCCGACAGACGTTAATCAATTCCAAGCAGGCGATTTAAAAGGTGACATGGGTCGTAAGCCTAAGGCACTAACAGCACTTGTTCGTAACTGTGTAAACATGTTTGGTTCATTAGGTATCGGCTTAGTCGCCACTAATCACACATACGCTAGTCAGGATATGTTTGATCCAGATGACAAGATCTCAGGTGGTCAAGGCTTTATCTATGCAAGTTCAATTGTAGTAGCAATGCGTAAATTGAAACTTAAAGAAGATGAAGATGGTAACAAAGTTTCAGAAGTCAATGGTATTCGTGCCGCTTGTAAGATTATGAAAACACGTTATGCTAAACCGTTTGAAAGTGTGCAGGTCAAGATTCCTTATGAGACAGGTATGAATCCGTATAGCGGACTAGTCGACCTGGCTGAAGCTAAAGGGTTGCTCAAGAAGGAAGGAAACAGTCTTGTCTACACATCAGCAGATGGTGAAGTCATCAAGCAATTCCGCAAGGCTTGGGAAAAGAATGAGAAGAATGGTCTTGATATCATGATGGACGATATTTCTAAACACGGTGAAAAATCCACTTCTGAGATAACTACTACAGTTGAATCAGACTTGGAGGTCACTGAATGAAAGAAGACTTAATCGCAGACATTTGGACATTGGTTATAGAGCACGTTCCAGAAAAGCATCGCAAAGATTTGGCCGCAGACTTTGTTAATACATTATTAGATTATGGTATTAAAGAAACTGTATTAAAAGACCTAATCGGAGTAGATGGATATCTAGATGATGCGATTGATTATGCCATTGATGGTGAAGAGCTCGAAGAAGAAGATGACTATTACGAAGATGAGGAATAAATGAATTGGTATGACAAGGTTAGTAAAGATATTTCTCACATACCAGATGCCGTGGCATATTATGAAGCTGAATTAATTGCGGCTAAGAATGATGTTCGCATAGCGGGAAACCTTGAAAGAGCCGCTGCTAATATGCCTGGCATAGTTGAGAATCGTTTTAACCAACTTCAAGAAATTGAAGGAATCTTAGAATACCTTAACATTGAACTCCGTAGGCTTCGTAGTCAACACTTTCGTAAATATTTAGAAAACTACCAAAGGTCTTTGTCTTCTAGAGACTGTGAAAAGTTTGTAGAAGGCGAGGCCGATGTAGTTGACTTTGAAAAAATTATTAACGACTTTGCACTACTCCGCAATAAATGGCTAGGCATTATCAAAGCACTTGACATTAAACAATGGCAGGTATCTAATATTGTCAAACTACGTACAGCAGGTCTTGAAGACGCCACTCTTTAAATAAGTTAAAATGCGGATAACTAAATATCCGTATGAAACGCATTGTATTAATCACAGGGGGTTTCGACCCCCTTCATTCTGGGCATATTGCCTATCTTAATTCAGCCAGAGAACTTGGCGATTTGTTAATCGTTGGAGTTAATTCTGATGAATGGTTGCGTAGAAAGAAAGGGCAAGAATTTATGCCCTGGGAAGAACGTGCAACTATCATTTCAGCACTTCATAATGTTGACAGAGTTATTAACTTTGACGACAGCGATAATAGCGCCAAGGATGCTATTAAAAAAGTAAGAGCAATATACCCAAACGCTCAAATTATATTCGCTAACGGCGGGGATAGAACTAAAACTAATATTCCAGAAATGGATGTATTAGAAGAGATGTTACATGTTGAGTTTGTATTTGGTGTAGGTGGCGAAAATAAAATGAATTCAAGCAGTTGGATTCTACAAGAATGGAAATCACCTAAAACACAACGACCTTGGGGATACTATCGTGTGTTGCATGAAGATGGTCCTCATGTAAAAGTAAAAGAACTCACCGTTGATCCGGGTAAAAGTTTATCAATGCAACGGCACGAACATCGTTTTGAACATTGGTTTGTGACTGAAGGAACTGCAACAGTTAATACTCTTGATGCAGATGAAAATGTTGTGATGAAAAACTTTGTGATGAAAAACATGCAGACCTACATAGGTCATAAAGAGTGGCATCAACTAGTTAACAAAAGCAATACACCGTTGAAAGTTATTGAAATTCAATTTGGTGAAAAATGTGTTGAAGAGGATATCGAACGTAAATGACTAACTGGGTGTTTTTAAGCAAAGACGGCGAAGATGAATATATCAATAAACTTGCTAAAGGTTGTAACAGTCCTGTAGTTTCAACAGAAGATTTTGTCTACGAAGATTCTGAAGATCCAATTATTTTAAGAGGCATTTTAAAACATAAAATAATGAAACGCTGTTGGGATGAAGGCCGAACTTTCTACTATATGGATACAGGTTATTTTGGTAACGAAGTTGGAATATCAAACCCCAATGGTTGGAAATACTGGCACCGTATTGTAAAAAATAATCTACAACACGACGAAATTATACCTCGCCCTGGAGACAGGTGGCAACAATTTAATAAAAAATTAGATCCTTGGAAAAAGGGCGGCCGAAAAATATTACTAGCACTTCCTGACGAAAAACCCTGTAAGTTTTACAATATTGATCTAGAACAATGGACTGCTGAAACTATAGAAACAATTAAAAAATATACAGACAGACCCATAGAAATACGTGCTAGGGCTAAATTAAGAACAGACAGAACAATCAGTAATACACTAAAACAAGCATTAGATAATGATGTATTTGCCTTGGTTACATTTAATTCTAATGCGGCAACAGAAGCCGTAATGTACGGATTTCCAGCATTTACACTAGCACCGTGTAGTGCAGCCAAACCTGTAACTTCTCAAGATCTTACCCAAATTGAAAACCCTTATTATCCAGATCAGGATAAAATATATGCATGGGCCTGCCATTTAGCCTATGGCCAATTCCATGTTGACGAACTAGTTTCTGGCCGAGCCAAATCTATGTTAGAAGAAATTTAAAGAGAACACTATGAAAATTTTTGTCGGTTACGATTCTAGAGAACAGATCGCATATGACGTATGCGAATACAGTATTTTAAAACATAATAAAAATGTACAGGTGATTCCTTTAAAGCAAGATGAGCTACGGGCGCAGAACTTATATTGGAGAGATGTAGATCCGTTATCAAGCACAGAATTCACTTTTACTAGATTTTTAGTTCCACACTTATGTGATTACGAGGAGTGGGCAATCTTTGTTGATTGTGACTTTTTGTTTGAATGTAATATAGACGAAATAGTTGCTCATGCTGATGATAGGTATGCTGTAATGGTTGTTAAACACGATTACACACCTCCCGAAGGTGACAAAATGGATGGAAAACGACAACTACCTTATCCAAGAAAAAATTGGAGCTCGATGATTTTATGGAATTGTGCGCACCCTAACAATAAAAAACTTACTCCTGATTTAGTTAATACTGAAACCGGTCAGTTCCTACATAGATTCACTTGGTTGAAAGATGAAATGATTGGCGAATTAAGTCATGTTTATAATTGGTTGGTAAATCATTATCATGAGCCTGAAGATGGAAAGCCTAAAGCAATACACTATACAGAAGGCGGTCCTTGGTTTGATAATTACAAACATTGCGAATACGGCTATCATTGGGAAAAAGCAAGATTAGAATTAGCCGATCAAAAAGTATCTTTACCACCTCCTGGACCGTTTGACCACATACCTCCTAGTATCAAACAAATTTTTAAAGATATCTTAAAGTATAGAGTTGACCCTAACGGAGAAATATACCAGGCTAAATTTGATAACATAGTTGAGGAAATAAAAATGCTAGATAACAACAATGCAGTGGCCGTTGACGGCGGGCGAGACCCTAATGACGGCAAAGGTGTGGGTTGGGATCCTTATATGGAATCTTTTATTCTAGGTTGCGGCGGTCAAATCACAAACTATGATAAAGTAGAAAATATTATGACACCTGTGGTATTTAGGGGTATTACTAAACACAAGCACATGAAAGCCTGTTTAGAAAACGGCAGAGATTTTTACTATATCGATACTGGATATTTTGGTAATGTTCGTAAAAAATTCTATCATAGAATTACAAAAAACGCCATGCAAAATATAGGGCCTGTTATCTATAGACCACATGATAGGTTAGAATTAACAGGTTGGCGCCCAACAAAATTTAGAAAAGGGCGAGATATTTTGTTATGTCCTCCTAGTGCTAAAGCCATGAGTGCATTTGGTCTAGACCTAGATACATGGATGGAAGAAACAATAGCAACTATTAAAAAACACTCAGACCGTCCTATTGTAATTAGAAAAAAAGTAAGTCGCAGAGAAAGAACCTCCACAGATACGATGGAAATGGCTCTATCTCAAAATGTACATTGTCTAGTTACATTTAACAGCATTGCGGCCACTGAGGCAGTATTACTCGGAAAGCCAGCATTTGCTCTAGGTCCAAATGCTGCTCATGCTGTTAGTTGTAATGATTTAACTAAGATAGAAACTCCTTATGTTCCTAGCTTAGACGAAGTAACAGAATGGGCAGCACATTTAGCCTACTGCCAATTTAGTGAGGCAGAAATGAGAGATGGCACAGCGTGGAGAATCCTCAATGACATAAAGGATGACAATGCTTGATGTTGTTGTTTATCTAAGTTCGCTGCACAAACAAACTCCTGGTAGAAAGGTAGACACACTGACAGCATTTGCTGACGGTGCAAAATCTCAGGGAGCTCGCGTACATATTGAAACAACTTATACATTAAAGCCAGCAAAATTAGCTGTTATACTCGGCTGGCCTAGTCCTATACAGACTACTGAAAATATTAAATTACGTGCTAAAATTGTAGAACAACAACGAGCACAAAACAATCATGTCATGGCCATTGACGCTAATTGTTTTAAATTTAAAGATCTAGAAAGCAAATATTTAAGATATAGTATTAATGGAGTTAACTACGACTCTAGTCAATATGCAAATAAAAACTCTGATGCATCTAGATGGAATATCCTATCAAGAGATATAAGTTTATCTATGCAAGACTGGAAACCTCATGGAGAATATATTTTATTTTTAGTTCAACGTGACGGCGGATGGAGTATGAAAGGACTAAGCCCTGTTGATTGGACTAGACAAAAAATTGAAGCTATTAGAAAAATTTCTAATCTTCCTATAGTACTTAGACCACACCCTGGGAAAGTGGCAGATCTAAGACCGTTTGTACGTCCCGGAATTACAATTAGCGATAGCACTCAGACTCCTATTGAGCAAGACCTAAAACGTGCAAAAGCTGCTTTTGTTTTTAACAGTAGCAGTGGGGTTGCAAGTATTTTATCTGGAGTACCGTTATGGGTAGACGACAGCGGAAGCGTATGTTGGGATGTTGCTAATAAGAACATTAGTAACATTGACAATCCAGAACTGTTTGATCGAGGCCAGTGGATTAACGATCTAGCAGCCTGTCACTGGACTGACGAAGAAAGTCGTCAAGGACTTATCTATAAACAATTCTTGCCCTACTTAACGTAGTTTATTAATTGCAGTATCTAATGCATCATTAATATGTTGTATTGGAAACACTGAAAACAATTTATCAACATTCATAACACAATTAGATCTTGGGGCAACTGTTGCTGCTTTGAATTCTTCTTTGGTAAACCATTCTTTTTCTAATCCAAGTTTGTCAGCAACCTGTTTAGTAGTAGCAGAACCGGGATTACAGACATTGTAAATCCCACCAGCGGGTTTATTTAACGCAAAGTATACAGCCACTCGTGCTACATCAACTACATAACTAAATGAGTTTTTATAGTCAATTAGTTTTTGATAGTTTGATAATTTTGTAAAAATATTCTTAGGCTCATTCTCGTCGCCAAAGGGCATACGGATTCTCAATAGATACGACTTGTCAAGATATGGAGCCATCAAAGTCTGTAACAATGCTTTTGATCCGCTGTAAAAAGATCCGTTATTAAAATCAAAATTAGGAGCATCTTCTTCAGTCCATCCACTGGCTTTGTAGCCTGTATACACACATCCGCTGGTAATATGTACAATAGGAATAAAAAGATTTGCTGTTTCCAAATGCAAAGGAAATACTACATTTCCATTGATGGTTTCTTGTTTGTATTGTTCACAAGCATCAACATTCGGAGATCCTGTATAACCGGCGGCATTAATAATTGCTGTTGTACCAGCAGGGACAGTCTGACTATGAGAGATCCATTCGTGATGAATATTTTGTTGTTCTAGTTCTTTTTTGATATGTCTACCAACATATCCATGACCAATTAATGTAATCATTTTTCGTCTCTTGGTTTTATTAATTCTGGTGAGTATTGTGGCAATGCGTTAGTATCGTCGGAGCCTTTGGCATTTTCTAATTTAGCCGTTCTGGTACGTAACTCACTAGATGAATAGACGTGCCCGCGTTTGTGATAATGTAATTCAATGCCATTGTTCATACAATATTGTTTACCAGTAAAATCTCTATTGAGATATTCTTCACTTAGAAATCTAATGTGAATTGTCTGTGTTTGTAACAATTGTAGTAGATCAAATTCTGTTTCGTAGATTAAAATTTCATCAACATACTTACATGCCTGAAGTTGAACATATCTCTCATAAGCACTTTGTACCGGTTTATTTTTAATACCGGGACGGTCAATGGTTGGATCAATCTGTAGTGCAACTACAAGATAGTCACATAGTTCTTTTTCCATCTTTAACATTGTTACATGTCCTGCATGTAACAGATCAAAACTACTGCAATTAAATCCTATTTTCATCTTTAACATACCCTTTGTTTAGTGGATACCAGTTATTTCCTGGTGTGTTTGAATTTCTAAACCACCAATATAAATCAGAACCCTGCCAATCTTTAAACTGCTCTTTATACCATTCGATTGTACGATCATATGACACGTATTTAGAATCGTACATACGTTTCTTGCTCTTTACTGGCTCTGAAGGATCAAACAGCCCGATAAAACAAAACTTTGTTGGATAATTCATCAATAGATTTTTAAGCCACTCTATATCTGCATCTGGAATACTGCCAAGCACCTGTGTGCAGATAACAGCATCAAACTTTGTTCCTTCTGAAGGCAATTGATCAATGCCTTCTACACAGGGATCATATAAAAATACACTATCAGCATTGATCCTTGTTTTAAAATTCATCGGTTCAGTAGCACCTCCCTCGTCAAGTCCGTATGATACTTCGTCGGTATACTGACGTCCTTTGCCGCAACCATAATCTAGAACTGTTTTGGCATTGTACTTGTCCATTAAATGCCTAATCTGATTATGATAGTTTTTACAATCGCTACCTCTCCAGATTTCTGGATTGTTTTTTTGGAATTGACGTCCTAACTCAACGCTCTGTAAGTAGTATTCACTTGGCATTAAAACTCCTCTATTATTTCTTTATTATCAGTAACCCATGCTAACGCTTCTGTTAATCGAAAATACTGTTGAACCCATTCGCTATATATTTGCCAATTATTTGGGATTTCATATTCTTTTCTAATTAGATATATTTGACAACTAATAGCAACTGCTCGAGATACACTATCAATAATATACTTGTACATTATATTTCCACTTTTTACTTTCAATGGAGTATTTAATCTTTCTAATATTACCGAGGAAGGGGCTAACTTTGATCTACGTGCTACAATTAAAAAATCTGGGACTTTAACATTTTCGTCGACGACTGTTTCCGTATAAATTTTATCATATCCTTTTGCAAAATCTAATCCCATAAACACAATATCTTTTTGACCAGTTATAATATATTCAAGTTCGTTCAATACCACCTGCATTGATGTTTTTGTGAACCACATATCAGTTCTTATTTTAATAATAAAATCTTCAGTTGTTTGATTACAGGCTTGTAAAAAATCCCAAACTTGTATTCCTCCACTTGTAGTATATGGGCAGGCTGTATCGCTTGATTTTGATCTAAATCGATCTTCTAACATTCCAAATTGTTCTCTTTTGTCTTTTGTAAAATCATAAATTTTTAAATTATATTTTGATTCTATTAAATTAAACAATTCTGTATGGTTGGCTAACGATGTTTCCTCAAACTTCTTTTCTCCGATATATATCACTGCAATCATTTTGGTTTCCTTTGCTCAAACCAAGCATGTGCATGTGGCTCTTCGTACCCTTTAACAAAATCATATCCAAGTTGCCAATCAGTGGGAGTTTCATACTCTTGTCTGATTAGGTATAATTGACATTTAATTGTATATGCTCGGGTAGTGGGTCCTATTATTCTATGATGTTGCCTGTGCCCGCTTTTAACATCCTTATTTAAGATAACATTCTGAATAATAGTTTCATAGTCGTCTATTTTTGTTTTATCAGCAATTACACAAAAATCTTGCACTAAACTTTTTCCATCCTTGTATCCTATGGGTCCGACTCTAACATATTCCGAATCGTGATACCTACGTACATCCATTCCGATAAAACTAACATCCAACTGGTTTGATACTATCAACTCAATTTCTGACATTATTGTATTCATACTGCTTTCTGTGAACCAAAGATCACTTCGAAATTTTACAACTATATTTTCTTTAACTGACTTACAAGATTGAACAAAATCATATACCATTACCGGACCGGCCTTGCCAACAGGGCAAGTATTGTCGTGTGAATCTTTTAAAAAATCATACACCGTTATTGGATATTTTGAACGAATACGCTCAATCATTTTTTGATGATTTGTATTGGCGGTTTTTTGAAATCTTTTTAATCCATTATAAACAATAGCAATCATATGTGTAAAAGTGTTCCTGTGAAATTTAATTTGTTTCTTAAAAACAATTCGACTTCGTTAACATATAATGCTGCGGTATTAATGATCATCCCCGAATCATTTATATTATACTCGGTTGGTGTCGTAATCTCAATATCAGAGGTTAACAAATATTTTTTATTCTTGTTAATGTCATTATCAAAAATATTTTTAATTTTTTTTATATTTTTATGGTCTAATTGAGAGAGAAAGGTTACTGCATGAGCACCTGCTCCGTAAATTGAAAAATTTTCACAATTATTAATTTCTTGAATTAATAATTTATGTTTTTCCATTGATTTAGATAATAAAGACTCAATGCTTTGTTGTTTTTTAAGAACAAACCCAATATGAGCTTTATTTAAAATTGATAGTGTTTCTACTACTCTAAATCCAGCAGACATTGCCGCACTGACCATACTGGTAATGCTAAAATGTTGTACATGGTCATTAAAAAAATCAATGGCTCGTTGAGCATCGAGAGTATTTTCTAAATTAGGTACTTCAATATATATTAATGAATCTATATTTGTAATTTTGTCGCACAACTTTAAAAATTCAATAGGATTTTCTGTGTGTTCAATTATGTGTCGAGCTATAATAATATCATATAATTTACTATTTTTATTAAGAAAATTTGAATCAAAAAACTCTTGACAATGTTTAATCTGTGTCCCGTCGTACGACTCAACACACGGATCTATAGTAGTAACTATTGCACCATTTAAAGAAAAATACTCTGCTAATTCTCCTGAGCCCGATCCTATTTCTAGTAATTCTTTTGATGACATATCTAAATTTGATAAAATAAAATCTCGAATCATCTCTAGATTTTTAGACATTTGAGAACTTATTGCTTTCTTAGTAACATATCGAGAATCAGTGTATGTATTCATGATATCAGTTAATCCGTGATCGATATTTGATATATGAAAACAAGAATCGCAATATCCAGCAGTAAAAGAATAATTTAAATTGTCTGTTATAGGTGAATCTGACAAATGAGCAGATGACATCGGTAGCTGGTCAAATATTTTAAAACTATTAATTGTATTACCACAAATTGTGCAGGTTAAGGTGTTTGCCATGACCACCACTCCCCTAACGTAATTTCTTTTTCACTCCAACCTTGTTGTGCTCGCCACCAATTTACAGCATCTTGCATAGGATGGGGATGGATATAATTCTTTTTACCCATCTTTGCTTTATCATCTGCAATATAACTTTGAATGTAATCTTTACAAACTTCGTCGTCGGTGGGATATTCGGTATAAGTTTTTCTTACCAACCAAATTTGACAAAGAATCCTAAACGGATTTGAATACTGAATTCGTGGTATTGAAGACCCTTCATCTATGGGAACTATATATCTAAACATTTTATTCCCGCTTCTTCTTTTATTAGGCACTACCTTGTTTACATTTTCTATGCATAGATCAAAAGGAACTAATTTATCTCTACTTGCCAAGATCATAAAGTCTTGTATAGTCTTATCTAAATCAATGCTCACGGGTGATTTATTATAAACCAACCCGGCATTTTGATTAATCCAGTCGCTGCCAAAGTAAAAGATATCTCCCTTGCCTGCAACTAATTCTTTAATCTCATTACAAATTACTTCTATTGAAGATTCAGTGAACCATAAATCTGTACGAACACGCATAACATAAGGTTCGTTAGTTCTTTGTACGCCTCTTAAAAAATCCCAAAGTTGTACAGCACCTCCTTGACCTCTTCTATAGGCATTATCATGATCTATTTGTTCAGGAGGATCGTAGGGACATATGCCTCTTTCAGGGTCATCTCTTGTAAAAAAATACACGTTGACGGGTACTATTTTTTCAATCTCGTCAAATAATTTTTTATGATTTGCATAAGCAATTTTAGTATTATGTCTTACATCACCAGTATAAAAAATAGCTAACATTACAAATAATCTCCTAAAGTTTCGTGATCACGTTTGATATTTACAGCAATAGCTCTTGGGAAAGGATTAGCTTCATTGTAATCATTTATTAGTATTCTTTTGGTATTCGGTAATCCAGAGATTAATTGAAAATTTTCAAATCCAAGACCTGTTAACATTTGCCGAGTTCTTTCTTCTATGTGTTTAGGTCTTGCCGTAGTAAAAATAACAACACTACCATTATCTATCATCTCTTTAATATGTTGTACATTTTTTGTAAGCGGCTCGGGGTCTTCAAAATATGCATGTCTAGGCTGAGCTTTTACTATAGTTCCATCTATATCACAAAATATAACTGCCTTGTCGTTGTACTCAAACCACTCTTCAGCAGTGCCAACATCAACATAGTCACTGACAATACTTTCTTTAAATATGTGATTGTTATTTAGGCATTCTTCAATAATATGACTAACAAATATTTCTTTAACATGTGCCTCGGTTAATTTTTCAAAAGCATCAACGAATAAGTCTGCACTTTCAAATTTATAACCACCTACACAAAATTTATCAGATACAACCTGCTTTTCAATTATAGAATTAATAATACCCTGATCGTTGGTAATTACAAAACTTTTTGATCCTAAACGTTTTAAAATTTCATGATCTTTTATATTCGATACACAAACATAATTTCCTTCTTGATAATCATGTTCAAAGAAACTATCGCAATCTTTAATTAAAATTTCTTCAGTGGGATCTAGATTGATTTTTTTAAGGATTTGATAAACAGTATCGGCAGGCCCAGCAGTTTTGTTATCTAATATCACTACTGATATTTGATCACCGTACTCTTGTTCGGCATATTTTCCCACATAATATTTGTCTTCATGCTCTTTTAAAACACCTATAGTGATATGGTGTTTACCTATAAAAGGAGCAATTGATTTTTCAAACATCATCTTACCTGTAAAATCAGTCAGTGTATATTTAGGTCGCATATTGGG